ATAGTGCTTGTCGATAGCAACTTGCACTTCAGTGTTGCTGGCAGCAATCAAAGTTACTGCATCGGTTGCTGCTTTAGCGTTGGCCGAACCGCGTGTTGGCGCTGGGATATGGATTGTGTCGCCCTTCTTGCCTTTGAAGTTCATCTTCATGACCAGATTGGCCAAAACGAGGTTCTTCTTGTAGGACGCAACGATCTCATCACTCCAAATCTCTGGAACAAAGGTGCCGGCGCTTGATACGGTTACACTGTTACTTGGGGAAAATGCTGTATTTGCCATAATTTATTACTCCTAGATCAAAAGTATTTACTTGACCCGTCCCTCTTGATACGCCGCCATAATCTCATCAGACAATGCGTCATATCGGGCTGGATCATTCATTTTTAGCCGAATTAGGTCAGCACGGCGGTAAACTCTTTTTGAACTCTCACCTGTTCCACCGGCATCGACTTGTACAGATTTCATCGTTTTCTGGCGATCCGTTGATGCTTGTTGGGTCGCTTGCTTCGTTTGAATACCGCGCAATTCTTTGTAGGTGGACAACAATTCGTTAGCCGAATCAAAATCAAACTCTGCGTCAGCGCGCTTGAATAAATCCAAACGAATAGTTGACGATTTAACCCAATTCACAAACCCTTCATCGCGAACAACTTGCTCGAAATCAGGATGTGCTTGAGCCAGCTTTTGCTGAGTCTGTAGCGCCCGTAGTTCCGCTGCGGCCTTGCGAGCCTCAATGATGTCAGGGTGCTTATCAATCGTATTACGAACTGCCTTTTGTGGGTCTTCATAGAAGTCCACTTCCGGCTCTACCTCTGCAATAGGTTGCTGCCTAGAACTGAGATTCTGCTTAATAAGCTCATCTGCTAGTTTCCGCACTTCGCCGACTTCTTGCGCTTGGCGTCCAATGACTTTTTCCGCTTCCTGGTGCATCTTCATAATGTCTTCAAGCGACTTATTCCGATAGCGCTCAGGAAGTTCTGGCTTGTCATTTCCAACCGCTGATTCCAGCTTGGCTTCTTCTGCCTCTAACTCACTAGGCATCTCATCGTCTTTGTCAATCAACATATTAGGTTTCCTTTTCCTGCCACTTTGGTTTCCAGGATAGTAATAAACAGGCCAAAATTTGGTTATCTGTTCGCTTTTTGCTCCGCAGCGAGTTTTTCTCGATGCTTTCGATCAAATTGGGCTGCGGCAGTCGGAAATGCTCCCGACCAACCCTCCAATTTAAACGATGGAGCAGATATTACGCGGTCGGCTAACCTTCCGCATTCGCATTGAACTTGAGCCAGCTCATAACTGACCAATTTCTCAACGCGATGCCCGTTCTCACAGGCAAACTCATACATTCGGCGCATTTAGTTCCTCATAAGCGTCTGAGCTGACTTGTCGCAAGTTTTTCAGCCATAACAAAATAGAAAGTTCGCCTTTCTTGAATTGTAGACTTTTTTCGTCTTCAACAGAAGACAGATTATTTAGCGCGTTTATCATTTCGTCAACATCTTCCATCAAGTCACCCCAGCCTGGCGTGACCATCATTGAGAAGCGGTCTTCGTAGTATTTTTGGAGTTCAGGGGTCATATCTGGTCTGTTGTCAAAGACTGTATTTGATCCGATGTTAAAGATTGAACCTGTTCTGTGGTTATAGTATCGATCTGATACTCAACCCATCCTAAATCTAAGTAATGCATCCACCTATAACCGTCACGAGTTGCTGGCATAACATCACGCACAACCCAACCAGGAGGAAAGCACCAGATGACTTCCTGCCCTTCAGATGCAGTAGGAGCATCAGATACCTCTATCCAGCCTTCTGTTCCATCAGTTGCAATACTTGGTATAGAACCGTTTTTAGAGTAAAGCATATATTACCTATTGAACGAAGAAAGCAGCAATTGGAACCGTAGTTACATCTCTTGCAACTTTAGTTATTCTAATTTCTTCAAGATAACCACTTAGCAAAGTTGTACCAGTTCTACTTGCACCAACATACATACTATTTGTTTGGTTAAAATCAGTTGTTACAGCACCGCCGCTTGTAGCATCAAGAGTTGTTGATCCAGTTGTTCCTAAATATAACTTTAAATTACCAGTACCTGTACCAGACCTAACTACAGCAAAATAATACCAAGTACCAGAAGATAACGACGTAGCCCCAGTAAGTGCTGTAGCCGTATAACTAAACTGTAGCTTGTTGCCAGACGTTATATTGACAGACCAACCTGTAGTTCCAGTACCCTTACTAATAATTCCGTAAGCCACATTAGCAGCAGTTAAATTTACCCATCCTTCAATTGTAAAATCACCAGTTCCAAGTTGAAGATTAGGTGAATCAGGAAATAATAAGTAATCACCTGTTCCATCAAAAGCTATTGACGTAGTACCAAACTTAGCTTGAATAGCTGTACTTACTTGTGCATCAGCTACTGTCTCTAAATCATTCTTAGCAGAAGCATCATAAATACCAGCATTGGTAAAGTTCAATAACAATGATGGGCTATTAGATGTTGTTGGTGGTGCGGTAGGAATAGTTGGTGTTATTGCAGTGCCTTTAACATATTCAAAACCAGACACATAACCATTAAAACTATTTGCCTGAGTTCTGCCAGCAAATACAGTCAGCGCAGATGTTTGGTTATACGTAGTTGAAACAGTAAAGGTTAGTTTTGATACTCCGTTAATATAAAGCTGCATACCATTAGATGCAGTTGAAGTACGAACGGCTGATACATAAGTCCATGCGCCTACTGGTATTGTATCTGTGGTTGCATTTGATGTTGATGTATCAGTCCAGTTTAATTGGTTTGAAGAATTTACAGAAAATACCCAACCAGTAGTTGATGATCCTTTTGCAGCTATTGTATGAGCTACACCAGAAGCATTCCTATATATCCAACAGTTAATAGTAAAAGCACCAGCATCAAATTGAAGTGGAGTAGCATTAGCTACAGTTAAGTAATCACCCGTTCCATCAAGGTATGCGCTACCACCTACTACAGCAGTATCATATGCGGCAGTTGGTAAAAATGGAGAAAATGCTTGTACGGTTGGTTCAACTGTAGCGGTAGGAAGAACCGTTAAAGAATTACCATTCACAACATTTACAAACCTATTTGAGATACAAGTTAATAGCGTTGTGCTTGCATCAGAAGTAAAAAATGTTGTAGGAACAGCAATTGTTCTGTTTGTTGTTGAAACTCTTAAATTTGATATGTAACAAATAACAGGGAAATAGTTTGCTCCTGTATATCTTCCGTTAATATACCCGGTTGTGCTTGTATAGTTTGCTGATGATGTTCCTGTACCAACTGATACACCGTTAATGTACAAAGTTAATTGATTTGTTCCTGTTCCAGTTCTTACTAAAGCTATATACGTCCAAGCATTTACAGTAATAGCAGTTGCTGAAGATGAAGCAATTAATGTGGTAGAAGTACCAGAGCCATCTCGTTGAAATACCCGTAGTTGATTTGTGTTTTCAACTAGAATACCTATGCTATTAGTACCGCCTTCATATATTTGACCAACATTTCCAGAAGCATGAGCTATTAAATAATAGTTAAATTCTATTGTAAAATTTCCAGTACCAAATGCAGTAACAGCAGCAGTAAGCGTTGTTTGGCTTGTAGCTGTATTTGTTGGAAAATAATTAGACCATCCAGTCTGGCTAAACGGTGTAAATGTACCCTGCGTAGGCGCATTAGGGCCCGTAGATGGGCTACGAGTTATAGAATAGCCATTACTAGACGAATCTAAAAACGTATTGTTATGCGCTCCATCAGTACTGCTGGTATTTAGCAATAAAGCAACACGATTAAAGAACTCATCAGTTGTAGCCGCAATCACAGTCTTGGCAGCCACCAGCATATTCATAATGCCACTCATGACACGTTTCCTGTGATGGCACAAACCGTCCCACTAATAAACAACACAGTAGCAATGCCACGAGTTGCCAGAGTTACCGTAGCCTTATCAGCATCAGTGCCAGCAATATAAGCCGTAGTAATCGAGCAAGTAATCGTTATGTTGCCACTCGTATTATTAAAAATAGAGATGGCATCACCTTCAGCAAATGTCGCGTCAGGAATCGTTATAGAGCCACCTGATCCTACTTGCACATACTTACCTACATCACCAGTAGCCAGCGTATATGAGCCAGTTTTAGTGCCAACAGCAGGTAGATCACGATAGCCAATAGGATTAGTGCCATCAACCGTACAGTTTGTTAACGTACCAGAACTAGGCGTACCCAATACGCCGCCATTAACTACAGCCGCACCAGACGAACCTATATTGACCGCTAAAGCCGTCGCTACGTTAGTACCTAAACCACTAACACCAGTTGAAATTGGCAGACCAGTAGCATTCGTTAAAGTACCTGATGAGGGTGTACCTAAAGCACCGCCTGGAGCAACATAATCAGTGCCAGCAGTCGCGGCACTAAACGCACTAGTTCCATTACCCTTTAACACACCAGTCAGTGTCGTAGCACCTGAACCGCCATTAGCAACTGGCAATGTGCCAACAACTTGAGTGGCAAGATTAACTGAACCCGCAACAGTCTTTAGTTGACCATTAGCGTCAAATGCTCCGTCAGTTGTCCATGTATCACCAACCGCCAACGTCACTTTAGCTAATGTGCGTTGCGTTGCATTGTTGTCGTACTTAATGAATACCGTAACCGCTGCGGTGTCACCGTTATAGATCGTAATATCTTTGATGACTCGGCGATTTGTTCCTGTAGGCGCTGGGACGGCAGTAACATCCGTTGAACCATTCAATGCGCCATCGGTTGCGCCCTCAGTAATACCAGAGCCTGAATTATCAGCATACGTTGTAACGAATGTCGGGTTGGTTGTGGCCGCCGATGTGGACATAGCAATCTGAATGCTGATTGCTGTTCCGTCTAAAACTAAAGTCTTCATTTTTACCTCTTAGGATAAGAACCAGGCGTATGCGCCGCCGTCACCGCTACCGCCCCCACCACCTGATGCGGCGATTGTAATCGCACCCGCATCATTTGTAATTGTTACATTCGTGCCAGCAGTAAGATTGGCTTTCTCCCACAAGCTGGTCGTTTCGTTATAGATCAACACTTGACCGTTCGTTGGATTCTGAGCTGACACATTGTGCAGCTCGTCCATCTCGTAGCCGTTTTGGATACGCACGTAAATCTGGCCATTACCACTATTTGCGCGCTCAACCACGCCAACGTAAACAAGATGATTCGGTGCGTATGGTTTTGTCGCTGTTAGCGTTCCAGCCGTTGTGCCCAAATAGATCGTATCTCCAGCGGTGTACGAACCGAGATTTAATCCACCCAATACGCCTTGGCACAAGATCATGCCGGTAGAGCCAGCCGTAATATCTTCAGCCGCCAAGCCAAAAGTTTTAGCTGATGTTGCATCGGTCGTGTTGTATGCCAACTTGACTGATACACGATTGCCTGTCGCACCAAACATATAGACCGGCTGGCCTTTGGTGATCGTTGTAGCTTCAGCATTGGTTGCTCTGGCGTAGAGTGTTTGGCCAATATCAGCCGATATAGCTGATGTCAAACCAACTGCTAATGTGTTTTGTGTGTCGTTCCAATACAAACGGCCAACCGCATTGGTAACTGTTGGCGTTATATCAAAATCAATGTAGTTAGCAACACCTAACGACGCCACACCTGACATATCACCTGTGTCGCTAATCGTTACTGCCGAATTCTGAATCAGCTTACCGGTAGTGGTATTGAACCTGGCAATCGCATTATCTGTTGCTGACGATGGGCCAACCACATCACCCGATCCAGCCGGTGTGCCCCACGATGCCTCTGTGCCGTCAGTCGTTAAGAATTTACCCGCGTTACCCGTTTGATCTGGCAGACTAGCGCCACCACCACCGCCGCCACTAGCGCCTTGGTTGATGATGACTTTTAAACGGTCAGCAATATCCGGCGGCAACACTTCACCAGCGTTAATGCTTCGGCCATTGGATAATTCAATGATTAGACTATTATCAAAATCCAGATAAGCGTTCGTAACAGACACGCCGTCTTGACCGGCTACACCATCCTCACCTTTGACACCATCTACACCGTCACGGCCATCGCGGCCATCCTTACCATCCTTGCCATCGCGGCCTGGACGACCATCAACGCCAGGTGATCCGTCTTGACCATCCTTAATATTGGCGACACGATTCTCAATCGTTGCTGCGACATTCTCAAAACGGGCATTAATATCCGTTTCAATCTTCTTTAACGCAGCGACAACCGCTTGGACGTTCTCGCCAATCTTCTTTTTCTGGATTTCTTTGCTTTCACGAATCGATTTCTGAACAGACTCTAATACCTTGAGTTTGTCCTCATCGGTCATCTCGTCTAGGTTAGGGATTATGCTCATTTAAGCTCCGCTCCTAAACTTTCCAGAAAATCATTCTCTACTTTGCTCAGATTTTCTTGTTTGTTCATCATCTGCATTTCGACAATCTTCGATTTGTTTTTAATATCAGCCTCTTTGAGCATCAACTCAGCCACCTTGACACGCTTATCAAACTCTTTCGACGCCAAATCCGCTTGATTAGGCAAATTAGCTGTCAATCCTTGCTGAATCTTAGCCTGAACTTCCAGCGGTTTTAGCTTGGTGTCGATCATTATCTTGGTGGCTTCAGCACGATTCTGCTCGGCTTGCGTCGTATTGACTGCAATCTGTGCTTGCGCTGCTTGCAAGGCCAACTGTTCCTGAATCTGCTGCTTTTGCTGGGCTTCAGGATCAACTTGACCCATCTGATCCAAGCGTTGCATCAATTCAGCACGGTTAGAGAGCGAACTATTGGCCACTATGCCCTTCAGAATGATCGGCAGTACCGGTGTATCAGGCCCTAATGTCTGTAACAGGCTAATAAACTGCGCTTGCTCGTATTCGCGCGCAATAATACCCAGCGTTGCCGTTGGCACGAACACCATATCCACCGACGGATAGCGCTCAGGGTCAAACTGCATGAAGCGGTACGCTGCCTTGTTGATGAACGGAATCAAAAAGTCTTCTTGGAAGTTCACCAACGTGCGTTTGTACTTCTTAATGATCGAAGCAACCGCCATCGACATGCCTGTGCCCGCCGCGTCGCGCCCAACAGCAGACACCATGCCGTTAGAATCTAACGTACCGGTCGCTTGCAAGAGCATTTGCTGGAATTTCTCGGCTGTCGTAATGCTTGAGCCATCGGTTTGGCCAAACTTAAACGGATACAGAATCTCGTTTGGGTTGCCGTTGGTGTAGATAGCCTTGCCTGGCTGCACAGTCAACTTCGCACCCCGTGGCAGCCGCGTTGCGTCCACCGCCATCATGGGCGAGGCAGTCAATGCCAGAGAATCTAAGTGAGTACGCACTTGCGCATCAATAGATTTTTGCATGTTGTAGGCTTTTTCAATCGTCCCACGGCCTGGCAGTCTGTTCGGCACTGTGTCTGCCTGATAGGTCAGTACAGGACGATCTTTCATCATGTACGGACTCTCTTCGGCTTTTAACAACATGCCATCGTTCGCAATCACGATGATCGCCTCAACCATGTCTTGATAGTCTTCAGCCGCCGATTCGTCAGGAAACAGCTCAACGATGTCCTCGTCTTCCATCTTCTTTAGATATTCGCGAGGAACCAGACCGTAGTAAGTTAACAGTAAGACTTTCTCATCCTGATACTGGCTAACTTCCTGTGTTGGCTCTAAATCCGTGTCTTCATACGTCGGGGTGATGTTGACCTTGCGGTAAATCCCGCGCTCAATACCACGCACGATCTTGTGAATCGAGACGTACTTCTCAATGGCCACACCCATGCAGTCATCTACCGTCGTGCCGTTGGGATCCCACAGAAAATTCTTAGGGTTGATCGGCATCGGCTTGACCGATACCCGCTGCTTCTCCACTGTTCCAATCGCCGCCTGAGTTTGCCCTGGCATGGGCATCGTCGCTGGAACAAGCTCTTTCTCCATTGACGTCGTAATCTCAGCAATACCGGTGCCGTAAATCTCAGCTAACAGCACCACTTGGTCAATATGTTTTCTCAACTTGTCGCGCTTGAAATCTTCCATCATCTGAAGTTTCAGCATCTCAACGTCCATTGGATTGCCGTCCACATCCTTGATATCGTCCTTGATGTCAAAGAATTCGCCAGAACCAAAGATCGCCTCGATAATCTCAGCGTGTCTGGTTTCAACGGCTTGTTGGGTGGCTGGTGTTACGATGCGTGAGCGCTCAGAGTCTCTTGTCTTGTCTTCCGACGCCCACTGGCCACGGAATATGCGCTCGTATTCTTCCCATTGCGGCAAGAAGTTTATATCTCGATACGTTCTCCACCGATCGCAGTGGTCAACCACAAAACTGACTAGTTCCTTGTCATTTTCTGTGGGTTGATCGAATTCATTTTGATCCATTTATACACCCGAAATAATGTCCACCGGCTCCCAATCGTCTTCTTCATCTGCTTGATAGTATGAAGTAACAGCCAATTGGTCTATGTAAGACAAGGCATCAGGCAAATCATCGTGTACCCCTTGTGCAGGGAACATGAGAAGCTGGTCTAGGAAAGTATCCCAATCCTCGTCTGAATTAAGCACAATTCTG